AGCTGTAGCCAACTTAACGCCAACGTTATTATTTAAGTATATTGCCATTGTTACTCCTCGTCATTCTTGTTGGTTGTTGCTTTGCCTTTAGGTTCTTCTGTAATTTGGCCTGTCTTAATTAAGAAGGCTATGTCCTCTTCTTTGCTCATTTTAACTCCAGCTCGTTAGTATGGATACTGTTATTTCTGACGTTAATAAATCTCCACTTGCCGCACTTGTTATAGCTGGAGCGGAGACACTTGATATGTTTAGCACTAGGGTTGATGCTGCTAATTTAGTAACTACTGCCACTATAAAATCTTCCATACCTGCTAAATTGCCTTGATTATCTAAGGCTGGTACTGCCATCAAAATTCTAAAATTAGCCAGTGGTGATAATGTAATGTGGTCGTTGTTTGTCGGGATTATGTAAGGATCGCCAGGGGTAATTACGACGCTGTTTGCGAGCAAAGTACTTGGCGGATAAGCAAATACTGACCAAACACCTGCGTTAGTTAAATCTGTTGCAAGTGTGCCTCTGAGTGTAGTTATTGCTGCTGGCATTAGCCCACCAAAGATGATGGCGCAGCGTAAGGTTGGATGAGACCCCTGATTCTGTTGATCATTTGGTAACCCATCCGATAGGGGCTAGCGCTGATCCCATCCATACCTACGCCCCCAGTTTGGCTAACTTGTCTGGCTTGAAAAATATCAACCGCCAGGATCATCGCAGCTTCTCTTATAGCTGGGGTGGTCGCATAAGATTGTGTTTTATGATCTGGGCCAGTAACTAAGCCATAAGGTAATACTTTGTGAAATACTTGATCTGCTGCTGTTTTTGCATATTGAATAATTGAATAGCCGTTAGGAAAGTTTAAGTTAGCCCAGTTATACATAAATAACGGAATGCTAGATGTTGTGCCTGTGGTTGGTGGAATAGTCCCTGTAATTGTATATGTGCCATTAAATGTAGCGCCACATCCTGACACTGTTACAGATTGAGTAGTGGCGAATGCGTTTGGATTTGCTAATAATAAAGTTGCAACGTTATCTTGCAAAGCTGTGCCTACTACTGGGGCAGTATTAAACCATAGATATTGATTGATTAAATCTTGCGCTGTTTGGCAGACTTCTTCAACAGTAGCTGAACTGTAGAGTGAGCCAATACCTAAATTACTGCGTAACTCAGCTTCGGTTACATACGTGGCTGGCATCTCTACTCCTATCTAATAAAGCTCCCTGGGGCTAGGGCTACTAAACCCCAGGGATAATTAATTAATCGGTATTTATCAGGTCTTTTTAAACTTGTAAATTCCGTTAGGCATCTTGGCCAATGTTGCCATATAGCCGTAGATTGCTACCTGAACCTGTAGGTTGGAAACTACATTTACAGACATAAAGTTTTGTGCTGAGCGGTAAACTGTGAATGCCTCTGGTGCAAGGATAATTGCTGAGTCATCATCAAATGTAGATGCAGTGAAGTTCTTATCTACATATAGGTCAAGTCCTAATACAGAACCACGAATTGAACCAACGTTAACTTGTCCAGCTGCGTTCATCGGTTGCAAAGCAGTAAATACAGGTCTCTTAGTTGTATCTTGAGCAGAAATTAACGCTCCCCATTGTGCTGGGTTAGCAAGATAATTCTGTGCAAAATAACCAGTGTTTTTGTAAATGTTTTCTGCTGATTCTGCTGCGAAATCAATAATTCCGTCTAGGTCTGCAGATGTGTTTGTTGCGTTAGCAGATGCTTGGATTAAAGCTGCTAATACAGTCTGATCTAGGCGTTTCAAATATGCATACTCAAGTTGCTTTGTTAGTTCTGCATAGAAGTTAGGGTCTGAACGCTCTAACAGTTCAACAGATAGTGTGTTCATACCTGAGTACTTAGAAACTGTAGCTGTTAAGTACTGAGTTTCCATGCCTGTATTTTGTACTGCTCCGCCTTCGGCTTCTACAGTTACTTCTGGTGCTACACCATTTCCGCCACCTACGCTAGTGACCAGTGAGGGCACGCTAATCGTCATACCACTTTGCGGCAAAGTGCCTTGTGAGCATGCATCGATTGCAGGAGTACCAAAACGTGTGTTTGTTACAAACTCACTTAGGTACTGTGTTGGATTAAATGCTGGGTTGGTTGAGAATGAATCATCAGCTGCTGCTATGTATAGCTTTGAATCTTCATTACCTAAAGCAGCCTTAATCTTGTGCTCTGTGTATGCAGCCATAGATGTAATTGGCGTACGCACAGTTGTTTGAATTAATGGTGCTGTGATTATTGGGCGAGCAGCTTCTACTGTAGGAGTAGCAGCCTCTGCCTTTGCTTCTTGTGGCGCTGTTGCTAAATCTTCCACAGGAGCCTCGCTTTCTTTTGGTTGATTTGTGTCCTCTGCTTCGTTTTCACTAGCAGCAACTTTAGTTACTTGTGCAGCGCTAAACGCTGGTGATTCAACTAGGCTAACCTCACGTAGGTTCGCGCTAGTTACATATAAATAATCTTTTTTCTGTACTGATTTGTTTACATCTACGCCAACAGACAGGCCGTCTATTAATTGCTCGCCAGCAAGGATTAAAGCATCTTGGCCTTGCATAGAATTGCTAATTTTGAATGATGCGTAAATGCCATCCTCTGCTTTGTTAAATTTTTGCATACGGCCTATTGGTCGATCTGCCTGGTGTTGCATAAGCATCTTAACTTTGCCAGGATCGCCTATTTCTATTGAGTCTTTAGCAAATACGACCTTACCAACAGAAGTATTGCCTACCTCTTCAAACGGCACTATTTTGCCAGCAATTATTCTGCGCTCGCCATCGGCAGCTTCTACCTGGCTACTGAATGTAAGTCTCATTAGTTTCTTCTCTTCCGTTCGGTGTTAGGTTTTCCATTTGTTTAGCATCATCTACGTCTATCAAACCTAGATTTAGCATTTTTTCTAGTGCTTCCAAACGCTTCATTGTGTCAGCCCTTAGGAATGACTCTTCAATAGCAAATTTAACTACATGACCACGTGGCGTAATGTCATCCATGCTAAGTCTGTCCTCTATGGCGCAAATAAATGGCTGTAGTGAATATGCTACAAACTCTTTACGGCCATCAATAATGTTTTGATATGTCATGCTGTTATTCATGTCTGCGCTTATGTAATACGCTGGCACATTCATAGCACGGGCAATTTGAGTCGCTAAGTATTGTTGACTGTCGTTGTACATCATGTCTTTAGGACTGAATCCTGTTGTTTCATAACTTAATGTGCTAGTTAAATATGCTGTTGATCTATTTTGGCGACTTTGCTTCCATTGTGCTAATAATCCAGATACTTGTTGCTCTGGCAAATCTGCGCCAGTATTTTTAATGTAGCCTGATGGCATAGGAGTCTGTGCAGATACGGCTGCCGCTTTTTCTATATCTAATGCGCTTTGTATTGTTCTTGCAGCTGTTTGTAATACACCTTGTGTTAATCCTTGGAATGTGATAAGTGAACCAATACCAGACATCGGCGCTAAAACGCCATCTACATAATATTCATTAACTTCTGTACCAAACTTATTTGTTGTAAATGTAACTCTATTGTTTGCTACCCATTCAAAACGTGATGGGCGCATATCATCTGCATATAATTCTGTAACTCGCCAATATGCAACGCCATAAAATAAAAGACTATCGACAGTCCATGAAATTGTGACGGATCGTGGTTGCCGATAGTCTGGCTGCTCTATCCATAGAGGGTTTCCCAGTTCCTCACCATTTGACTTTTTGTAAAGCTTCAATGGCAAGTAGGAAACTACACCAGCTATTAAATTTCTGCAACGTGCAACTGCAGGTACTTGCATAGCAAAATTACGATCTAATCCGCCAGGGAAATTACCAACACCTGTTGTAAATGAACCATAGCCGTAGGCTGTGTCCATAATGGCAGGGGCGTATTGCGCTTGGACTGACTCTTTATTTTTGGTTATACCCAAAGCAGACAATAAACCCATATGTATATGTTATACCATAAAACGGACTAATGGTGCAAGTTAGACATAAATTTGCGCAGTTTGTTGTGGCTTTGTTAATTGACTAACTACCATGGCTAGTGATATGGCTGCAGTTACATCTCCAGCCGATTTACGTCTAATAATGCGCCAGCCAGCATCATTTGTCTTAGCTGCACAGTTATTAAGATGCTGTACTAAGTCAGCTTGTCCAGAATGAATTATTCGATTATTGGCTAACCCATCTGCTAAGTCTGAGCAAGCCTGGTAAAACGCCTGGCCGCTTACGTCTTGCATTCTCCAACCGCTTTGCTCTAATTTTGTGGCAATAGTTTGCGTAGCATACTTGTCAAAGCAGATCATAAACGGATGATATTTTCTAGCCCATTCATTTATGTCACTTGCCATCTTAACTTCATCTATGGCTATGTCGCTATACCATAATTGCGCTAAACCTACAGCTATCTTTCCATCTTTTAATTGACCCATAACTAAAGCCCCAGAACGCCTGGTTGGTGCAATATCAAAGGCCATTATAGTCTGAGGACCGACAGGGATTTCTAACGTACTATCACTACATGCTTCTATTGATCCATATACCCATGGGCTTTGTGTGCTATCTACCCACTGGCAAAGCATTTCAGTTCGTGTAGCTTCTATGCTATTGGTGCTTACAGATTCTTCTAATGTCTGCTCAGTTATTAAATGACCTAATGCTGGGTTTGCCATAGCCCAGGCTTTGCGATCATTAATTTTGCAGTGTTGCGGTGCGCTGTATTCGTAATAGGCTAAATTGTCGGGTGGATATGATAAGCAGCGTTCACGTAAATCATTAAGCACAGTACTAAACCCATCACCAGCGTTGCTAGTCATTAATGTCATAGCATTTGGCCTAGCACGTGTTACTGGCAGTGCAGCTGTAAACGCCTCTTCTGACCATTCACGTAATTCGTCTAAGTATAAGAAATCTGCAGTCTTACCACGTGGTGCATCTCTAGTAGCTGCAGCAATCTCATACCTTGCGCCATTAAGTAAGCTAATAGATTCTTGTCCGTTAGCCAAGCGTATCTGTCTTACCTGGTCTTTTAAGAATTGATTATCTTCTATTGTATAAGCAACTTGTCTAAAGGTATCCAATGCCATATTTCTATTAGATGACATGCCCAGGACATTCTTAGAACCCCATAAAAATAGATGGCTAAGGATTAGCATACGTGCTAAATGCGTTTTGCCGTTTTGACGTGCTACCAGTAATAAAGCTGTTTTTTTCTTCCAATTACCATCACCATCAACACTTAACAAATCATTAAGTACCCAGCGTTGCCAAGGTATTAACGGCAAACCTATCTTCTCAGCTAATTGTGCTACTTCTTCCAATTTTGTAGCACATTTTAGTAACGGCGTGTGGATTCTAGGCTCGGTGCTGCCCATTAGCCCGACCCCTCGTTTATTCTGGCTTGATTCGGTATTAATCTGCATCGAAATCCAACGTATCTGGCTTGCTAAATGGTGAGTCTGGCACTGTCCTGGTGGTTTCAGGGAGAGAAGGTTTCAAAAAGACAGGGGGGGTCGCCTTCGGGCTAAAAAAACGCCCACCTTTACGGCTATTACATGACTTGCATAGACTTTGTAAGTTATCTAATGCCCATGTATCACCACCCTTAACACGTGGATAAATGTGATCCACTGTATCTGCAACCCCATTACAAATACTACAAATCCAGCCGTCCCTGTCGAGTACGACAATGCGCAACTTCTTCCACTTACCACTACCTAAAGCTTCTTTACTCAATGCCATCCCTTACGCAACCAATGATCATAAGCTGCACACATAGAACCATATCTATTATTAATATATTTAATACCCCACTCTACCTGCTTATATCCATTTACTTTACGTAAGTATTCACTTTTACCTTGTGGAATACCATAATGTGAACCATTACGAGCTAACGGGTCCCAACGTGATTCGTGGTAATAGAGCTTATCTAAACAATAGAACTCATCTATGTTGTTAAGTTTGATAAAAGCCCACTGACGATAATGATTAGTTTTATGAATAACTTGGGATTCAGCTCTTTCAAGGCTACTAATTTGTGCAACAAATAGAGCGAGCCCAACTAGCGTGCACCTTGCGAGCTGTCCGCAACGCGGCTCGCCTTTTCGCCTTGATGGCGAATGCGATCTAGAGCGTAGCATATGGTGTCAAATCAATTACTAAAACCGCAGGTCAGACGGCATGTTGTAATTCTTAGATCATCGGTTTCATTCCAGGTTTCATCATAGCCAGCGTTCATTATTTCTCCTTAATCAGCTGACAAGTGTGGCATTCCACGGATTCAAATCTCCAACTACCACACTTATCACATCTGCACACGTCCGAATCTGGAATGTGCAAAGCCTCAGCTATATTTTTGATACCTACGCAACCACAATCCATGCACTGATATAGCTTAAATCCATCTGGTAAATCCATGCGATCTAACCATAAGAACTCAGTATTGCGCTTGCAGCCATTACATTTGAATTGCGTAGGTTTTGTCATTTCTTATCCAATATCTCCTGACACTTATAACAGAATCCAGATTTTAATACCCTGCCATCGCCACAAGCTACGCATTGAAGTGTTGACTTGGTTAAATGTGGATGTCCGTCATCATCAAAAGTTACTGTCATGCCATTACCATCAATAAACGCTATGTAGCCCATAGTTACTCCTTATCCTCAAAGTACCAAGCACCAGCAGCTGTAACCTTGGCCCAGCGTGCGTGTTCTTTAACACCTTCTTTGCAAACATAACCATAAAAAGGTCTGTTATTAGTTTTGCTTATTCCTGTTTTAAGAATGTGTCCGTGCTCGCATTCTGGCGGCGGGTTTGGTTCTCCGCTATTAATGACATTAACGACATCACCAACACTCCACGATACAGGCGTAGGATCGGTGGCTTTGCTTTCATCCGACGAGAAAGCCTGACGTAACGCAGATTCAACCGCAGCGCTCCTAGAGCCTGGCCGACCATATATGATTTTTTCTTTTTCATTTACAGATGCCATTTCTTCTCGGCTTGGACGTTTACCTTTAGCTGAGAGACCCGCATTTGAAATCGCTCTACCAATAGCGCTTGTTTCGCAGTTAGGTAAAGCAAAATTCGCATTAACACCACGATCAGATACAGTCTCACTCGCAATTCCAGTAGCGTACGGCTTTTGATCTGCTTCCGTTCTGTATAATTTACAAATAACAATGAATCTAGTGTTTGATGCCTCGACAACTTCTGTTTCCAATCTTCCATCGGGAAACTCCTTCCACCATTTGTGCAGACGTTCGTCCACAGTTTCATATTGACTTAAATCAAATGCCATTATTCCTGCCAATCTAATGCGCTATCGGCCATCGCATCCTGGCATGTTTTGGATATTGCAATATAACCCAACGCATCTGCGTAGTTGTCCTGGTACTGTGGAGATTCCACGCTTCTGCTGATTTTGACCATTGCCATACACATAGCGACTTGGTTAGCTGTAACTGGATAGCCAAGGTAGGCACTCCACAGTTCTGCAATCCTTTTATGCTGCGGATACGGATGACCA